CCCATTCTCATTCAAGAGATACTGAGCGATCTCGCTTTCAGACATTTCCTTTAAGGCTGATTTTAAGTCAAAAGGCATTTTGTCTATAATCCTTTCTTTGCAGATTGTTTGATCATCTTGATTATTTGATCTTCCGTGGCGTTCTCGAATCTACTTTTTAGCGTTTTGACGATTGTTTTTATTTTTTGAAGATCCGTTTCAATTCCGGCATCCCTTAATGCTTTTCCTATTTTCCCTTCGCCCCATTTCGGAAAATCAGGATGAACGTTCTTGTTTATGAGTCCTTGCACAATGGTCAAAGGAGTTGTGCCGGGCTCATCGCTCCCGGGCATGGCACTGAACCTGTAAATATTTTTAATTTCTTCTTTTGACATCTGGTATATGGGTTGCTTGCCTTTGGTCTCTTTAACGTCGGTTCCCATGGCGTTTGGTTTTTTCTCAAGTTCATCCTCTTTTTTTGCAGAAGAATTAAACTTATCCCCTTTTTTTTTATTTTCAACCGGGTCCACCCCAATCCGTTTTGTGCCTGGGGGTAACACTGAAACCTTGAAGGCTTCTTTTTTACCGCCTGGCATCCATCCGTTTTCATCAATCACCTGTCCGCCCTCATCATAAAGAGAAAGGCCCAACCCATTGGCAATCTTTAAAAGCTGAGGCATATCCGTTGCTCTCACCGTGCCGGAAACGTCTCCGGTTTCAAGATCTTGTTCCATCCCGGACCCCGCCGCCTGCATAGCAAAAGACTTCACGTTTGCAGCGTCTATGCCTTTATCCCGTTTCGGATTAATTCTTGTAAGGCCCATCTTGATATAATTATCAAACTCTGCCTTGCTTTTGGCTGTATAGCTATTCCCCTTATCATCATAAAGTTTTTCATCTATGACCTTATCGCCCAGGGCATTCGTTTTTTTTGTGTAATAATTTTTTTCAGCATCGCTTTTATTGGCAGACGCCGTCCTTTGGATCGCCAAAGCTTTTTCTGAATCAATCCCGGCAAGATCTTTCTCTCGTTTGAGATCTTCAACAGAATTCCCAGAAGAATAAAAAGCGTCCCATGATTTATATTCTCCCAATAACTCTCCGGTTTTTTCATCTTTAACCCTGATATCCACCCCGCCGGTTTGGTCTGTGACTTTTACCTGGGGTATCACAAGAGTTGATTTCCCGGTACTCGTTTTGCCATGCCGGGGGTTTGCTTCTGCCACAAGGTTCTCTTGTCGCTTAGCTTCCATTTTAGATGCCGCAACAGAAATAAATTCTTTTTCTCCCAAAGCATTCATTTCCGTTATGACTTCATCAATGTGTTTTGTTCCGTTGTTCTGAAGTTTTCCTGTTCTCCTGTCAAAATATTCCAAAGAAAATGATTTTGTTTCTGGATCATATTCTCCGAGCTGGTACGGGGAAAAAGTTAATTCTTTTGACATTTGTACCAATCCATTAACCGCCATATCAGTTTTCCCGGCTTTCAAGGCATCATTAACAAGGTTTCTGCTATTAAAAAAGTTTTTAGCATGCTTCTCGATAATGGGAAGCCGATTTTGCATAAATGTTTTTTGGGCCTCAGCGGTCTTCCCGTAAAGCCCTATCACATTTGCCAAAGATTTTTGGCCTACAACCCCTGCCGTTAAATTTGTAGGGATTTTATCAAATGGTTGCCCAGGGTTCTCTGACATCCATGTGGATATTTCGCTGCTTCTTCCCCTAACACCGTCGGCCTCTTGAGCGTCAGCAATTCCCAGGTCCGTATCAAGTCCCTTTAAATAATCTTCTTTTACGGAGATGCCGATATCTGCAGGCGTACCTTCCGGCAATTTCCCTGTTTCCTGCATCGTGCCCAAGGCGGACCTGTGTTGATCTTTTTCATCCAGCCGGGTTTTTCTGTCGTCCTGCTGATGCTTGAATGTGGTGTTCCTCTGCCCCATGGCCTGAATGCTGTTTAAGGTATTGGCAACTCCCATTAAGCTTGCCCCGATTTCATCCCGTGGATGTCTGTAAGTCATTGTTATAACTCCTTATGAAAGTAAATATGAACCAATACCAAGCGCTGCACCAATGCCAAGAGTAATAGGCCCTCCTATAGCCGCCATCCCGACGGCACCCGGTGCTGCCATCAGGCTCCCGACCGTTGCCGCTGCCCCTACGCCACCCATGCCAGCATTTATAGCACCCCCGACGCTCGGCCCAGGATCTCGATTCGCCGGGATATTCTTCATCATATTCCCGTAAGTTCCTGCAGCCTGGCCCATTCCGTTCATAGCTTTGCCAATTGGATTTTCAATCTCATACATTTTTAATACCCCATCGCATTCGTTAATCGAGCGTATTTTTCTTGCTCCGCTCCGCTCCTTGCCGTTGTTCTCGCCCCACTTATTGATTTTGCACGGTTTATAGCGTTTGTATTCGTCATAGACGCGAACCTGCCCGAATTCGGATTAATTCCCATTCTTGCAGCATCACGACCCATGACAGCCCGTGACCCGGCAAATGCCTGTGCAGCGTCCGCGCCAGCTTGATTCACTCGGTCCGTAACGTTAACTCCATCTATCGACTCTTTAAAAAAAGCATTCCTGACCGGTGCTTTTTCTCCTATGGCGGTTAGATCATCTGCATTCTTTGCCATCGCTAAGTCTGTTTGCCCGGGAAGAAGGGAGAGAGCCGATTTGCTTTGAGCCGCCCCAAGCTCGACTTGTCCTGGAAGCAAATCCCTGTCTGCTTGCATTTTTTCTGTATTGTAGGCAGTTTCAAGCGGTATCATATCCATGTTGGCCTTAATTTTGGCTTGTTCCATGGGCTTATAATCGGTTTCCCAAAATTTATAATACTCGTCCGCCATGCCCTGCTGGGACTCAGCAATCGTAGCCATTCGAGCGTTATATGCGGCATCATAGGTATCCCCGGCAGAACTCCCGCCTTTAAAATAAAGCAATTTGCGTCTAAATTTAAACGGCCCCATTCGATTTGTCATGCGTCACCTCTTGTATAATATATAAATACTGCGTCTTCACTTTTTTGTTTTTCCTGATTCCATATGGCATTAGGTATAACCCCGTGGGTTTGTGCCCCGCAATTTAAGGCAAAATCAATCGCAAGCTTATTCCAGACAGGGATAAACCCGGTAAAAAGATCAAAGATATAGTGACCAGACCTGTCTTTCATCCGAATTAATTGGGAAATAGCCTTTCTCCCAAGGACAACGGATTGCCCCCACACTTCCGAAAACCCACAAAAATGATTCCTTGCGGTATGGTTTTCAAAACGATTGAGCCATGTATACCCCACTATATCAGCCCCTAAATACAAAACATAAAAAAGAACCTGGGGGGATTTCATCGCTGTCAAAAATTCATCGCTTGTTAATATGGTCCCTTCGTAGAAAACAATTTTATCCGATCCGTCGTTGACAGTCCTATCAAAAAGCCTTTTCATGTCTGAATCTGAGATTGTCCGTATCCCGTCTATCTCTGTGTATGGAAATAATTTAAAATTCAATATTGTGACGCTCCTTGTAGAAACCCGTTTTTATTACTGCATTAAACCTTTCTGGCAATAAACTATCAAACCTTTTTATTCCCCTGTTGCTATCCATTTAATTTCTCCGGCTGCTGCTTGGCCATCAGGGGTGAAAGTATATCCAACATTTAAATTTTCTAACAATTGATTAGTGGTTATACTGTTTTCCCACGCAAGGGCATAAAAATTTGCTGTAAAATACACATCATGAACACCCGATGTAACATCTATTACCTCGTTGGACCAATCCGATATAAGAGTATATGGAGCTGTATTGTAAAGTGAAGTCCATGTTTTTGTTGCAATTTGAGTACTGTCTCCGTCAACCACTGCAAATACCACTATCCTTAATCCATGAATATACCCATTGCCGGACTCAGATGCCTTGCCGGATAGTATAATTTGGGTTGTATTTGATGGAGATGTGACTGTTGCCGATGTAAGTGTTTTAACTAATGTTTCATGGTTCCAATAGAGCATTCGTGTATCAGTGCCAGACACAATAGCTACTGGATCACTAAAAACCCCGGCACTGGATGCAATCAACAAGCATTTAACAGTGAAGCGCCATCGCGCCGATGAATATTCAGTGATATTTTCTGCATTACATTGCAATACTTGATCCACGCCATAAGAGGCAAGGGCAACACTGTATGTTTGGGTTGATTTTGGAATAACATCTACTTTCGGAATTTCTTTAAAATATCCAGGAATATTAATAACATCATCATGTTCGCCAACACCTTCTTCCCGTCTTTTCAGGCTTTTATATTGAACATGAGTGGAACCTATCCAATAATAAAAATCAATATCTCCGGCATCAATGCGGCAATAATCACCATTTATCAAATTGCCAATGTTGATCTGGCTACCAGCATATATCTTGCCACCATCAATCATAGTGGTGTCGGAACCATGCCTAATGTCTGCATCATTCGTGGCTCCCGGTTCGCTCCAAGCTTCCGTATAAGCCTGGGCGGCATCAGCCTTGGCCTGAGCATCAGCTATGGCCCTTGCTTCTTCAGCAGTGACTATTCCATCTGCGTAGGCTTTTGCAATTACTTCTGCCAGATGCGCCTTGGCTGCCGCCAGAACACTAACGGACTGTGCAACAGGCATTAACGACCCGTCAGGCCTGACAGTCTGGCTTAAAATCCCAGCTTCTTTGGAAGAATAGACTTTGATTTTAGTTAGCGTAATTGGAACTGATCCGGCAGACCATGCTTTAATGGAATTAACACCCTGGATCAAGGCCGATGATGGCAATGCAAGATAAGGCATTCTATAATCCTATTTTCTCTTTTTCTGTCCGGCCCCAGGCTCGGCAGCTTTCAATATGCTCTATATATTCCTGGCACTCGGCTCCCTGGGCAAGCTGTCGCAACATTTTCATTTCATCATTTTCAGAATATTTTTTTCTGATTTTTTCCACCACCCGGGTATTGATCAAGCGCATGTGTGGAGATACAGCAGAAATTTCCGCCCTCATTTCATCCGTGAGCACAATCGATTCCATGGTGACATCCATGTCAAAAGGTTGTTCCGGTAAAACCATAGAGTCAGGCACATGCACATATGTGTCATCTCCAATCGTGCACAATTCTGTTATACGCTGGGCATCTTCTTGGTAATGCGGTTCAATAAGCGTACGTGTTGTATAATCGTCGATAATTTTTTGGTATTTTAATATCATTTTTAACCTCTTTTAAGATTTTAAGCATGTATGGCAAAGAATTGGTATATTTTGCATGGCCAAGGATAGACGCGACAGCCGCCTGATCACTTTTTTTGACCATGCGTTTAAATTTATAAAGACTGAATTTTCGAATAAATTTTTTATTTTTCCAGGTGCGGTACCCGACAAAGTTCAAACCCTTTTTGACTTTTTGGATGGTTGATTTTGAAAGCCTTAAGACCAGGCCATCCTTTAAAAATTGAATAATTTTTTCCCGGAACAAAAGACATTGATCCCGGGTGATGCCAATCAAAATAAAATCATCCACATACCTGACATAATGTTTTATTTTCAACACCCGTTTTACAAAATGATCAACAGGGTTCATATAAAGCAGGGCATAAATCTGGCTTAAAAGGTTGCCTATTGGGATGCCGTCCGGAGCATCTATAAAAGCAAATGCCATCATAATATCGACAAATCGTTTGTCCTTGATTTTTCGTTCTATCAATTTTCTGAGAATATTCCGATTGATAGAATAAAAAAACTTTCTGATATCAAGTTTTAATGTGTATTCATCCCCTGAGCAAGATTGCAAAGCCCTTTGTGTATAAACACAAGCCTTGTGGGTACTCATACCCTTACGACAGGCAAAAGACGTATTGATAAAAGTACGATCAAAAATGGAATATATAACTCTATAAATGGCATGTTGCACCACGATATCCCGAAATGTTGGCGCATAAATCAACCGGTCTTTTGGCTCATACACTTTAAACGTCCTGTATGGTGCCGGTTGATAAATGCCGGAATGCAATTCTTCATGCAGCATGGCAAGGTTATTACCCAGGCTGACCTCAAAATTAAAACAAGCCTGTTTTTTTCTTTTCCCTTTTCGGGCATCCAGATACGCCTGATACAGATTTTCTGGAGTAAATGCTATTTCAAATAAATTCCCGATCCGTTTCAATTTCAATTCTCCGTGTTTGGCGCATCTGGTCTTCGAGCTATTAAATCCTACCAAAAAGATGCTGCCTATTGATTTCGCATAATGCAGGAAAGACACATCCCTGTAATTCCACTTTCTCGTATTTGAGTTTGAGGATTTGCAGTCGCAGCGGAACCCAACATTGTTGTTCGAATTCGTACGATAATTGTTCCAATTCGAATTCCAAACCCCGGCATTCGAACTGTTGTTCCAATTCTCGCCGGATAGCACACATTTTGAGGCGCTTCCCTTTATTTCCATTGTTGTTCTTCTTTTATTTTTTTTATCCAGCCGCCAATCATTTTACCCAGCTCATCTATGAGCCTGGAAATTGCGGCATGCCTGACCCGTTCAAGCTGGCCCGGGCTTTTTTCTGATTTTTTACCATCTTTAAAGCGGAAATATCCCAATTCAGCGGCCAGATAAATTTGCATTCTTAATTTTTCATGGGCAATATCCAGGTTGGTGAGCGTGGTCTTTTTAAAATACCTTTTTTGGCCCTCCGTGATATAATCATATACCTCATATGCAGTGCTCCTTATTCTATTTGCCAAGGCATATTTTTCAGCCTTGGGGAAATGGTTCAGATATACATTCAGCAATTTTGCTGTTTCCATAAATTTTCTATTTAAGCCTGGCTCTGACATTCAGTTTCCTTTAATGGGCACTATCGTGCCCTATACAGGGTAACAGGCGCAGCGGAACCCAACAGTGTCGTCCGAATACGTACGAGAATTGGTCCAATACGAAGACCAAACCCCGGCACTCGAACTGCTGCCCCAAGACCCGCCGGATAGCACACAGAGTTCATTGGTAATCTTTTGATAAAAATAATCTTTCCCGAAAATGTTGGCGCCAGTGGTGTCCACTCCGCCTGAGTCTTTTGGCACACCAAGACAGGTCAGTAAAAACGGGTTCCCGCTTACAGCTTCAGACAGCACTTGATTAGCACCTGACCCCATGCGCTGAGCAAAACCATTGCTGGAATACCCGGTTTCAAACATCATATCAAAGGCATCCATCATGGCAGCCACGCCGGTTGCGCCCCAGTGATCAGTTGACAATGAATTGCCACTGGTAAAATCTTTCATGGCGGCTGCGTCTTTGGCTACGTAAAAATCACCAACAGTTGCCGAGCCCCCGGATGAATATGCAGCGAACGCAGTTGAGTCAACTCCATCCAATGTAAAATTATCCGCATCAACAACAGTGATTGTAAAAATTTTGTCATTAATTTCTGTCATACCACCAACGGACGTGATCATAGCGGGATCACCGGTTGCCCTTCCATGCCCTACTGCTGTTATCTTACAGGGGTTTGCGTTTGTTGCAGCAGTGATTGTTTTGCCGGCCGCTATGCAGGTAACGCCGATCATAATTTCATACATTAGCCCATTAAGATCTGCTACCCCGCAGGCCTGGCCGTTATGGGTTGTTTTTGCAAACGGCACGCCGGACCCGGTCTTCCCGCAGTTTGAATATCCATCGCTGGTATAGGACACATTTCCATCATCTGTGTCACCAAGAGCGTTGTCATTACACCCCTTTGGATAATTATAAGTTGCGTCATACCATGCACAATAAGTGGTTGCTGTTGCGGCCTGGCCGTGTGCCATGGAAAGAATAGCAAGGGCAGAATTGATAAATTGTGATTTTACAAAGAAGATCGAACTTGCATTAACAGCCCCATTGACCCCATCCCTGGCATGGGCAGCATTAATTGCTTCATAATAATAATTACCCCCGCAGGCTGTCAGATCAGCTATGGGATTATGCGTTGACGCGGTCGATATAGGCAAGCCAGAGGCAATAGAGCTTGCAATATATCCCGTGCCCCAGGCGCGTTTTGAACATTTATATTTATCAACAAAAAACCCAATCTGCTCATTATTGTCATCAATAAAAGCACGGTGCAGTGCATACCCGGCAGAGTTCGCCTCCGCAGTTGAACCAAAATAGCTGGCTGGCTTTACATCAATAACATTAATATCCAAGCCATTCGATCCTGTACCGATTTTATAAAAAAACTTTGGCACAAACACCATGACTGATCCGTCTGGGTATTGATAATTACCATAATTATTATTGGCAACATCATCATATCCAGCCATGGGTGTCATGCCGGTTGGCAAATAGTCCTCCGGACAAATACCAACACCAAACCCGGCTGCGCCTGGTGTACCTATTTCCATAAGCGGTCCGGTTAATTCGGCAAGGGTGTGCGTGTGATCTTCCCTGGCTGCTGGAAACCCGCCAGCAGTCACTCCGTCATGGACCACAAGGGCTTTCTTTGTGGTGTCAACGGTAATTTCCTTGTTTATACCTGTAAAGCTTGCATGTTCCGTGGTTGTGCCACCCCGGCGGGCTATTGCTGTTCCACTCATGTTTTATAATCCTCCATATTCATAAGATCCTGTGCCATTTGCCATGGCCAGGTCAATATACTCAACTTCGGGTTCATCGGAAAAAACAAAACCCGTGTCTATGTCTCCGTAATCGGACGTGTTTACTATTCTTTCGACAGTTAAATGACTGTCATTCAGGGCTATTTCCAGAACACCATCTCCCTCATATTCAACAAACACCAAACTCCCATCACAAAAAATTTCATCAACAGAAAATTCCCATTCATCGGCCCCGTTAATGTCTGTACTCAGGGGCACCACATGGCTTGCGGTCAAATCATAAACCTTCATTGCATCAGCA